ACGAGTGGCCTTCTCGGGTCGGTTAGACCGGGTTGTCGGGTCTGCTTCCTGTCGTGACCCACGCGCTGTTGTACACGCGTGATCTAGTCTGCGGCATCACGTAAGAAGCGTCCGCGTCATTTGAGGTGTAGTTGTCTGCATAGATTACCCATTCTTCAGGAAACCACTCGAGGGGTAGATTTAACCCCCCACCTGTCCATTTCTGGATAGCCTCCTCGATGTATAATTGCATGTCAACCGTCATCCCAAATGCGGTTTCCACGAGCACTCTCGACTCCATGGAAATTTCGACCCTTGCGGCGTCCCGCCAGTTGAAGTCGCCTCCAATAGTGTAAGATTTGCCGCGGAGGATTTCCGCGACATGCTTATCCCTGATGTTGACTCCCCTGGTGAGCTCTAGCTTTTTCGCAGCCAAAACACTAACAACAGGGGCGCCCGCATGTAGGTAAAGCTCACTCATAGCCGTCGCTCTGAGCAAACTCTTAAACACTTTATCACTGGCATGTCGGTATTTGTTGGGCACGGTCCCGAGATTTGCCAAAGCCTTCCACGGATCCTTAACAATGACATCACTGTTAGGAACACTGTAAAGCTGACAAAACCCAGACATCTCAGGATGAAGACAATCTGCTGGTCCACGAGCTTTCGCTCGCAAGCCCAAAGGCAGAAAGTCCTCATTCGACAGAGTGTGGATCCCATAGCAACCGACATTGTCATCCCCCTCCACAAAGAACATGGCCAAAGCCTGCTCAATAGAGCAACCCCTGTCCACAAGTAGAAGGACCAAACAGACTAGGTTGTCAAAAGCGTTGGAAAGGGCGGTGTCAGGATCGCCTGACATCTTCCTGCTCTTGACTTTGAACCTCAACAGGCCAGAAAATTCCAGCCTGTTTTCTCCGGTAATGACCTCTTTGATACCGTTAAAGAGTGCGTCCCCGCCCGTGACGCCCCCCAACAGATAACGGTATAATTCCAACTGTACACAACTCATCTTTTCCTCAATGAAAGAAGCCTCGTAGCTTGTGTAGTCATTGTCTGACCTGAAACATGACTCACCGAGATCCTTGATGACAAGGGATCTTTGATGAGGTGTCATGCCTTTGACAAGGCCAGGCAAGTTAGGATAAACCACTTTTTCCATGGATTTGATAATTCGTGCATAGTAAGAATTGAGATCACGTCTTGTAGAGTCGGAGCTGATGCCTTGAATAAGTCTGTTGGCCTTAAACGAGGTATACCCCTCCTCCTTGGTGAAAGATTTCAGCTTCCTTGCCCCGGGGTAATCATGGTTTCTCAAACGGTTGCGATGGGCTTGCCTGAGTTCCTCCTTGAAGGCCTCAGGTTTGTCCAGTTCTACAACATACTCCTCGAAAGGTATGATGTCACTATCACACATAACTGGGAGGTAGATACCACATATTTTCCGTGTCATTTCCGCCAACTCTTCCATGCGCTCTAACGGTGGTGTGGTTGGTGACACCCTCTTGACGAGAGACATCACCAACCCGATACGATCATTTGGGTCAGCACGTGGCAGGCTCACGCCTACCACATGTTCCGGGCCTTTGCAGGAAACTACAGCTCTCTCATGCTCCAAAAATTTGGTCTCAGGTAGGAGTGTCCATTCCCCCCCCGAGTTATTTGAAAGCACGTCATCGAATTTCCGGTCCTTATACTCCTTATCCCAATCGGAGACAAGAGGATCGGTAAGCCTGTAGCCCCGTGCAAAGACCCGACTCAGTTTAAATGAACTCCTTTGTGTTGACTGACGCTACTATCACGCAAGTGAAAGTTATAAGCGCTGATCAGTCGCGCAGAGGAGTGAAAAACTGAGTGACGAGCCGCAAATGCCCTGTCCACATTGGTTGTAGCCGCAGCTCGCTGCATATCACGCTGAACGCGTAATAAGCTGGCCTTCTCATCGCTGAAAAGGTCAACTGTGGCAGATAGCTGTGCCACAAGCTCAGAAGAGACAACCAGTGGCGTAACGCG